TCAAACTCATTCTTATCGCGAGTATTAATGTTAGCTGATAAACTTCTAACTAAATCAGCTTTAACTTTATCATCAAGTAATGACGCTTCTACTAATAGCTTCTGCGCTCTTGCTTGTGATTCTTGTGCGTCAGCAGTAGACTCTTGCGCCCTAGCATTCAACTCATTAGCCTGAGCCTGTACTAGACCCATCTGTAATTGTTGTGCTTGTTGTTGCATCTCTTGAGCCTGTGGGTCAGGTTGTGACATCTGATCTAACTGCATAACTAATTGCTCTTTGTTCATTAGACTAGATGTAGATACAATACTCTTTAATAATATAGGTACGATAGGTGAATCTGGACCAAGCGTCTGCATCAGACCAATAAGTTGTTGTTGTTCGTGTTCTTTGGCAATAGCACCAATAGAAGAGAACGTAGTAAACTTAAAGTCTTGCATTGGGTAACGGTCAGGATCGAACTGCATGTACCGATACGCAACCTTCTTGACCATTGGTATGATGAAGTCATCCTGAAACGATGCCATTGCCACACGATTCTTCTTGACAATAGCAGACATAGCTAACGACATACCCATACCGTTGTTTTGTCCCCCTCCTCCTGCTGCACTCTTGACCAACTCTGCCGAGTCTAGTGTGCCTGTTGCTTGCAGCAGCATTGCTTCAAAACCTTTTGCTGTTTCATAGTTAGAAGCATCCGTACTCCCGAACTTAAACGGTTGTAAGATTTCTGCAGGGTTTCCATTAGTTAGGATGTTTTTACCAGGTCTAACTTCGAACTTCATACCTCTCGGTAATCTTGTCGCATCGATACCCATCATAGGCGCAGTAGTTAACGCCAGAGAGTCCATATGAGAGCGTAGCTGGGCATCAATAGCTTTTTGCATGTTGTACCCCTTCTCGACTGTTCCAACGCCGTAGAAGAGTCCTGGACGAACCTCAGGTCTATATGCAATAATCGGTCTGTCTTCCATCATATATGGAGAAGCCTCTGCTTTTAATAACTGACCGTCATTAGCAATAACAACAATAGCTTCTACCAGATCAGAAACAGTATCAGCAGCAGAGTTTTCAGGGAACAACTCAACAACTTCATCGTCTCCGTTCTCCAAGTCTTCTAAGTATTCTCTTGGTATAAGACCGTAGTAACGAATAATCTTAACCTTATCGTCTTGATAAGTAGTATCTTCCAAGTGACTAGGATCTAAATCGTCACCTTCGTAGTGTGGCTGTATATCTACCTTACGGTAAACACCAGACTCAATACCTTTAACAATCTGATACAAACTAACATACTCTTCTACTGCAACACCCATCGAGTCATCAATAGCATCAGCATTAGGATCAATCAGTAAGTTTCTTGGATTAACAGGCTTTACTTTTACTACAACTTTTTCTTGTTCAGTAACACCTACAGCAGCCATACCCTGTTCTCCAGGCATTTGCTGTGTAGTAGGTACTCGTTCCATTTCAGTCTTAACTAAAACTTCACCAATACCCGTACCGTAGATTTCTGCTAGTTTAACAATAGAACTGACGTTGTTAATGTATGCGTTGTTATGTGTATCTTCTAACAGAAGAGCTTGCATTATTTCAACATCAGTTCTATCTTGATCTAATCCGTCATCAGTTATTTCAAACAGTTTTCCGGATCCAGCAAAGCCTTCCATAGTTTCCGCAACCCTGTTATCAACAGCTTGACGGGTAGCAGGACTAATGATTTTACTACGCTCACTGTCCCTTGTACGATCTTCCGCGCTCCAAACTCCATAGTATATCCTTTCATATTCATCCCACTTGGTTTCATAATTAGTATCCCTCCAGTCTCTCCACCTGTCACAGTGTTCAACTACAAACGATACTATCTCTCTATCACTCTGAGTTACTTCTTCTTCCTCTGATGTGAATTCTGTTTCTGCGTATTGTTCAGCCATATTTAATATCCTGATATAATGTCTAAGGGTTCGTAATCATCAAAATCATCTTCAAAGTATACTGCTGCATTAGCTATGTGAGCTATTAGACTCACTGAATCAACCATGTCATCATGCACACCAGTGGTAGGAAAGTTAAGTAACTCATCTTTAAACTCTCTTACCCAATCACCATCACAGAGTTCTACTTGCCTGTGTTCAAACCTACCTTGCAACGCACCGACAACTCTGTCTATCTTACTCTTATTGCCTAGTTTTATCTCTTCTATTCTGGGATACACATTTTGCTTTAACATCATCTCTGTTAAGTAAGGTGTTAACGCTCGCATCAAAGAACCTTTTTCTATTCCAATTACTTGAATGCCGTATAATTGGACATGATCTAGGATTCTCTCGCATACCTCTTTAATATCCCACCTTCCTGCATCAACCTTATCTACCCACCACTTGTTGTCATCACCTACCTTAACAATAGCTATAGACGTTTGGTCTAGGTACTTCTTCTTGTTGCTGGCTTGCTTTGATACGTTCTCAAAACCTGCCAAGTCAACAGCCATATAATAAGTACCGTACTCTGGCTCATCGTCTTTATCTTTTACTATTACCCAGTCTTCTTTAAATATCTCTGACTGTGGTGCTTCAAAACTAGCCATAAACTCCTGCCTGTATGCAAACGTAGACATGGTGTTCTTTGCTATCTCAATCTCTTCTTTATCTAGCAGTGGATTATCAAAGCTAGTAAAGTGCCAGGACTTCCAGTCTTTAGTCTCTGGCTTACCACTCTGTCCCATCTTGTAGATGTCGTAGAAGTGATTACGTCCCTTCGGTGTACCTATAAATATACAGTGACCCTTCAAGTCAGCTAACGCTGGTCTAAGAATCTGCTCAAACACTGTAGGTTTAATATCTGCATACTCATCGAGTACAACAAACTTTAAAGCTACACCTCGCATTGTCTCTGGTCTATCTGCTCCCTTTAACGATATGATAGAACCATTAATCAATGTTAACTGCATATTGTTTACATGGCTATTTGCTATGACCGGATTACCTAACTCCAGTAGCTGTTGCCACATAATGTCCCTAGCCTGTTGCTGAGTAGGGGCTACATACCAGACATGACCCTTATCAGCTTCTAACGCAGACACTATTAGTCTCCACGCAGCCATTCTACTTTTACCTGTCCTACGACCAGCAGCTATAACCTTAAATCTAGCTGAATCAGTCCAGACCTCCTGTTGCCAGGGAAGTAAACTAATCTTCAGGTCTGACATCCGTTAGCCTTCTTTAGTTTCTACCGAATAATCGGTACTTTGAACTGTCTCAAACTCTACATCAGTTATATTCTCATCGACAACTTCAGCTTGCTTATCGCCTACCATTGATATCTGAATGTTGACACTGCCTCTACCTGCATCCTTACCCTTTTCAAAATACGACATAGGTAATACACGGTCAATACACATTTTAAGACACGCTACCTGATCTTTATCGTCATCATCAAGTGCTTTCTTAATGATTGTGTTAATAACTGTCTCACCGCTAGTAGCTAATAGCCTTGCATGAAACTCTTTAATCCTAGCCGTTTCTCCTGGAGGACGACCAACCTTATTTCGTTTCTTTTTTGCTTCAACTTCAGTCTTTCGAGGTCTACCTCTACCGCGTTTTTTAGGCTGAGGATCTTCAAGGGACATAAAAGTTTATCCTTTCAGGTCTATTAGTAACTATAAAAGCTATACAGTGTTAAGTTGTTTTATTTTTACTATGATTATTACATGGACCATATAGTTTTCTCTTACACCTGTATAGTGGGGTTGAGTGTAGCATACTTTTAGGCTTTTGTCAAGCATTATTTACCTTTGCAGGACTACTCTTTTTAGTTCTAAATGTTCACTATATGGTTCATATCATAAACCATTAATTCTAAATGTCTTTTTTCTACATAGTTACTCTTTAATTTATGCAGTATTATGCCTATTTTAGCTCTTTTTTGTGTCTGTTAAGGTATCTATAGGTTGCTAGCGTCAGCCCGGACCCCTCCCCCAGTACTTACTAACCTATATAAAACACATCGTGTGTTCTAAATAGAAAACACTGTGTGTTCTAAATAGAAAACACTGTGTGTTCTAAATAGAAAACACTGTGTGTTCTACATATAAAAAACACTATGTGTGCTATATAGAAAACATTGTGTGTTATAGGGTACTGTCGAGACTGCGGGAAAAGTAAGAGGCGCTTCAGTACCCTTTAGCCGCCAATATATAGACTAGGGAGAGCCGATAAAAACACACCAGGACACACGCCTGGACAACAAACAATTGTCACACAATTGCCACAATCTAGACTTTACAGCGCCACAATTAGAGGGTAATTTATAACCGTCGGTAACGTAACGACATAACCAATATAAGGAATAGCACAATGAAATATACATTTAAAAACGAATCAGAAAATTTAGATTATCCGTTTCACTTTTTTGCCTCTAATTTTTCCGAATGGCAAGTTCATAGTGATGTCAGCGAGTTAATCCGACAAATGAAAAAAGAAAAGAAACCGTTTAAAGTGTGGCAGGTACGGAAACCGATAGACGCTGTTTACCGTATAAAACATTTTGGACCCGCTCTTAAAGATAATGAGTACGATTACCTCGGTAGTTATCTTTTCGACATCGAAGACTAACTGATGATGGCTTGATTAGCCGAAACCGTCCATGCTAGTATCGGGCGGTCTTAGTCAAAAACAATTAACGAAAGGAAAGCAAATGATTGATAGATCGGATTGGATTAGATACCACGCAACGAATGTGGAATATGCGCTTGATGTATCAGTATCACCTAGTGCAGATTTAGACGGCACGGTTTACATGGCATATTGTCACGATGAAGACGAATATATAAAGATAGACGCTTACGCTTTT